CGACGCGCATCTGAACATCATGGGCGCGATCACCGGGGACACGACGAACCAGCAGTATCAGGTAACGTATTTCCAGGCTGATGCGTCGGTGAACGTCGGTGGCACCGACACCGGCAACGGCTCGCGCGGTTACATGTATGGTTCCGCGTTTCAGACCATGTTGCACGCGGGCGCCACCAACTGGTCGCTTGTCAATGGCTTTGGTGAAGTAGACATCGCGGTGGAAACCGGCGCGAGTGTCGCGGACCTGTGCGGTGGCTCGATCATCCTGTTGCAGAGCCATCGCGTGCGCGGTTCGCGCACCAATGTCGGACTGGCGTTTGGCGCGCAGGCGGGTGCGACGCCGACATGGTCGCCGGTTCTCGGTGTTGGTGGGGTTGGCGGCCCGTGGCCGGTCGCCGCCAGCGGTGGGATTATCACCACCGAGGTCCAGACGTTCGCTGGGAACACTGGCAGGACAATGGCGTTCCCGCCCGCGCTCGCGACCTACGGCATCGACTTCACGAAGATAAACTTCACGCAACAGTCGGGCGCGGCGTTTCGTTCGCCGGGGTTCGCCGTCGATGGCGCCGGTCAGGTCAGCATATCGAACGCCGCGATCTCCAACAGCGCGACGGGCGTGCAGATTGACATACCGAAGCAACGGGTCACGGCGGTGGCCGTCGCGGCGGGCGGCGGTGGCGGTGGCTCAGGAACAAATGATTATTACGTTGGCGATTTGTTGTATGATGCCAGTGGCGGACAGTATCGTGTCTCGACGATAGCCGCTGGCGGTGTCAGCGGCATCACGTTGTTGGTCGCTGGTGTGTCCGCGTCTCCTCCGGCCAATCCGGTGGCGACGACAGGCGGCTCCGGTATTGGTTGCACGCTGACGTTGACCTGGGCGGCGCGTAGCACGCTCGCGCTTAACCCCACTGGCGGCAAAATCAACATGTCCAATCTGCCTACGAGTGCCGCCGGCCTGGTCACGGGCGACGTGTGGCGCAATGGCGCCGCGTTGAACATCGTATGACCCCGACAGACAAAATTCCCGTCGTGCTTGAGGCCCAGTCCTGGGAGCAGATCATGCGCGTGCTGGCCGACGCGCCGTTCCGTGTGGTCGCGCCACTGATTTCTGAGATACAGGCCCAGTGTCAGAGGCACTCTGTTCGAGAAGCGGAGGCGGCACAGTGAGCCAGTCCCTCTACCCAGATCCCCCGATGGACCCCGAGGCCGCGGAGGCGTCGCGCCCAAAGGGCGGTCCCGGCATCGCGGGTGATCGTTACCCGCGCGATCTCGACGACCTGCACGCGCGGATGGTCCAATGGTTCGAGGACAGCGAAACGGCGACCGCCGATGGACGGCGCATGTCGCAACGCGACCGCGATTACAAAGACGGATACCAGTGGAGTTCGACGGAAAAAGAAGCCCTGAAGGCGCGCGGCCAGCCGGAAATAACCATCAATAAGATCGCCGATAAAGTCGAGCTGATGTGCGGCCTCGAGCGCAAGTCGCGCACCGACCCCAAGGCGTTCGCCCGCAATCCAACCGATGAGGATAAGGCCAACGCCGCGACGCAGGGGCTTCGATACATTTCCGACGACAACAACTTCCCCCTGATCCGCTCTGATGTTTACGAATCCCTCATGGTCGAGGGCGCTGGCGGCGCTGATCTGGCGCTGGAGGACGACGGGCGGGGCGGCGCGGACATCACGATCACGCAGGTGCCGTTCGATCGCCTGTTCTGGGACCCTCATAGCAGACGGCTGGATTTCAGCGACGCGCGCTACAAAGGCATCGTCATCTGGATGGATCGCGACCAGGCATACGAAACGTGGCCCGACGCGGAAGACCTGATATCCGATACGTTCGCGACGCAGACCGGGTCTTACTCCGACCGGCCGCACGATATCATCTGGTGCGACAGCAAGCGCGAGCGCGTCCGTATCGTTCAGATGCACTGGCAGGAGAAGAACGAATGGTGGGTCTCCACGCTGACCCGCGTCGGTTTCCTCGCCGAACCAATGAAATCACCGTTCCTGGATGGTAAGGCCCGATCGACGGCTGGCCTCATCATGGCGTCCGCGCACGTCGATCGTGAGAACAATCGTTACGGTATGGTCCGTAACCTGATTTCCGTGCAGGACGAAATCAATAAACGACGTAGCAAGGCGCTGCATCTTCTGAGCGTGCGGCAGGTCATCGCGGAAGATGGCGCGGTCGCGGACCAGGACCATGCGCGGCGGGAAGTGGCAAAGCCGGACGGTTATATTTCCATCAATCCCGGAATGAAATTCGAGATCCAGGAAGGCGGCGAACTCGCCCAGGGCCAGTTCAAATTGCTGGAACACGCGACGGCGGAAATGCAGGCGTCGGGGCCGAACGCGGCGATGAGCGGCACCGATCCACGCGAACTATCGGGCCGGGCCATTCTCGCGCAGCAGGCGGGTGGCGCGGCGACCCACGAGCCGATCGCCGATACGCTGCGGATGTGGAGCAGGACGGTCTACGAGGTCGCCTGGATGGCCGCGCGTCAGTATTGGACGGCCGGACGCTTCGTGCATGTGACGGACGACCTGGGCTCGACGAAATACGTCGGCATCAACCAGCCGGTGCGCCTGATGGATGAACTGGCGGCGATGCCGGAGCAGCAACGCGCCGCAGCGATGCAGCAGATGCAGATCGTGCCGGGCGATCCGCGCCTTCAACAGGTGATACGGATCGACAACGATATTTCGGACATGGACATCGACATCACGATCGAGGAGGGCATCGATGTTCCGTCGATCCAGGCGGAGCAGTTCCAGGTTCTCATCCAGTTGGCCGGCACGCAGCCGGGCCTGATCCCGCCGGAGATCCTGATCGCGGCCAGCAACCTGCGGAACAAGGATGAACTGCTGGAGATGCTGAAAGAACATCAGCAGGCGGCGGCGCAAAAGCAGCAGGTCGTGGAGAAAATGGCGACCGACAAGGCCGAGGCCGACACCGCGGCGACGCGGGCCAAGGCGGCGGCGGACTTCGCTCTGGCGGAGGAACGCAAGCACGCGAGCATCCATCACATCGCGGACACGCACGTCATGCACAACGAAATGATGGCGCCGCCCGACCCGCCGAGCGATCCGGGAACGGTCGTGCCGCCAGAGATCCAGGCCGCGCTCGGTGTCGCCGATGTCAGAGGCAGGCACGCGAAGGCGGCGGCGGACGAGGCACGCGCGGACGATCTGCGGCAGAGCGCGGTGCAGCGTGTCGGGGATATGTTGATCGCCCGCCACAACGCGCTCGCGCCGCCGGAACAGCCGGGAGGCGCGTCGTGATCGCCGCGAATTGGTGGGCACAACGGCGGGGCATTGTCTGGCTGCGCCGAAAAGCGGCGGGAATATATATGCGCCAACGGCGGCCACGCCGCACCGACTACGCTTTCGATGCTGTCACGTGGAAATGGGTATGTTTACGCCATCGCCGTTTTCCTGACTTGCGAGACCGAATCAGGGATAATCTCACAAAGCAATGGCACCGGGTCCTTGATCGCCATCCGCCCTCCCACGGACATGCGGTGTGGCTCAATGTCCAAAGGAGATATGGCCGCATGGTCTGGTCTGGCTCATCACACCACATGGCCCGTCCACATAGGGAGGGAGCCGTCGCCAGGCGGATCAACGATGTGATGATCGCGAGGCGTAATGTCTGAAACACCCTCACAACTCGACGCCTTCTTATCCAGCGGCGCCCAACCCGAGGCCGCCGAGACGCCCGCGCCGGAGCCGTCGAAGGCGGCGCCAGAGGCCGCGCCGGAGAAGTCGGCGCCAGCCGCCAAGGCGCCAGCCAAGGCCGCGCCGGAGCCCGACGACGACGCGGACCCTGGTGAGCCGAATCCCAACGAGGCGATTGTCCCGCGCAGTGCCTATGAAAAGGAACGCGCCCGCCGTCAGGATTGGAAGTCGCGCGCCGTCGCGGTCGAGACCGAGATGGCTCTACTCAAACAGCAGTTGGAGGAGGCCAAGAAGGCCCCGCCACCCGCCGCCGCACCGCCCGCGATGCTCGAGCCGATCGACCCGGCGCGCGATCCCGAGGGCTACACGCGCAGGGTCCGCGGAGTCGTCCTGAACGAGCGGTTGAATACCAGCGAGATGATGGCGCTCGACAAGCACGGCAAAGAGGTGATCGACGCTGAGACCGAGTATTTCCAGCGGCGGACGCAGGCCGACCCTCGGCTGTGGAACGAACTGTATTCCAAGCCCCACCCCTACCAGTGGATGATCGACAACAACGCCACGGCGCGGCTGCACGAAGAGATCGGCACCGATCCGGCGGCGTATCGGGCGAAGATCATCGCCGAGGAAAAGGCGAAATGGGAGACCGAGAACGGCGCCGCGCCCCGCGTGTCGCCCGCCGCTGGTCTGCCGCCGTCGTTGGCAAGCGCGCGATCGGCCGCGCCGAGGGGGACCAATGGTTTCGCGGGGCCGCCGTCATTGAGCGATATCCTGGCGCGGCCGGCGCGTCGGGGGTGAGCACGCTTTCCGTCGGACCTGGCCAGACCTACGCCACCATCGACGCCGCCGTGGATGCGTCCCAGCCCGGCGATGCCATCGAGGTCCAGGCGGGCGCCTACACCAACGACTTCCTCCAGATCGACCACGACCTGAACCTCGTCGCCGTGGGCGGTTGGGTGAAGCTGGTCGCCACGGCGCAACCGCCGGACGGCAAGGCGATGATCACCGAGTCGGGAAACGTGACGATCAGCGGCTTCGACATCAGCGGCGTCACCGTGCCAGACCAGAACGGTGCCGGCATACGCTACGAGGGCGGCAACCTCACCCTCGACAATGTGTTCATTCACGACAACCAGGAGGGCATCCTCGGTGCCTCCGATCCGAACGGGTCCATCACTATCAATCGTTCCGAGTTCGCCTTTAACGGCCTCGGCGGCGACGGGCATACCCACGGCATCTACGTCGGCGCCATCGCGAACTTCACACTGGCCAACAGCTACGTCCACGACACCGCCGTGGGACACGAGGTCAAAAGCCGCGCCGCGAACAACACCATCACCGGCAATCGGATCTTCGATAACAACGGATCGGCCAGCTACAGCATCGACCTCCCCAATGGCGGCGACGCCACCATCGCCAACAACGTTATCCAGCAAGGCCCGAACACGCAGAACCCGGCTATCATCGCTTACGGCGAGGAAGGCGCGAGTAATGCCGGAAGAACCGTCGAAATCCGAGACAATACGATTATTAACGAGTGCCCCGGTGGTTATTTGCTCCTTAATCCTGGCGGAGGTTCTGTTGGTTTTAGCGATAACACGGTATTTGGGCTGACCAGCGGCGGCGCCATCCTGACCGATCGCCCGGTCCTCGATCTCTCGCCCATCGCCTTCCTTGGATCAGCAGCGCCGACACCCCCGCCAGAGCCGCCATCAATCCCGCCGCCACCGCCGCCGCCTCCAGCACCTCCGCCAGAAATTCCGCCTCCATCCAACCCCATCCTCTCGCTGTTGGAGCAATACCACGCTGACGTGCTGGCCGACTTCAAGGCGTGGGCACCCACGCATCTCAAACTGTCCACGATGTCGAAGACGTTGGCGGTGCTAAATACCGAACTGAACAGCACGACCGTTCTTGGGATAATCCGCGGCGACAAGTGGAGCCAATGACCGACCTCGCGACCCTGACCGCCATCCTTTACGCCGCGCGCCTGCAACGCCGCGTGCCTGAGACGGTGGTCGAGAAACACCGGACTATCGCGGAATCGTATACCGATGCTATGCTGATTGTCGCCGGGGTCCAGGACCGGCACGAGGCGGACGACATCCGTTCGACCCTCTCCCGACTACTGGAAGCCGAGCCAGAGCAACCGCCGGCCTTAATCAAGGCGACCCGTCGCCGGGGCTGAGCATCATTCAATTTTGGCGAAGGCACCGTGCAAGCGCACAGCGGCGCCGATCCGCGCGCCCTTCGCCTCAAGTAAGGTCGCGAACTGGCCGACGTGATGCTTCTTGCCATCGACCGTGATCTCGGCGATCCATTGCGCGCGACGTTTGTCAAACCAGACGCCTTTTGTGCCGCTGGTGTTGTCGGAGCGGCGCCGCGCGTTCATCCGTTGGTTGGAACTCGTGGCCGGTCTAAGATTGGCGATGCGATTGTCGGATGGATCGCCATTGATGTGGTCGATCTCACCGAGTGGCCATTCGCCGTGAACATAGAACCACGCCAGACGGTGGGCGCGGTAAAGCTGGAAATTGACGCGGATCACAACATATCCGCCCTCCTTCCCGGATTTCCGATGGCCGGCCGGGAAATCCGCGTGCGCGTTCAGGCGACCGGTTCGCCGTCGCCGAGGCCATGTGAACAAACCGGTCATGGGGTCGTAGCTCAGCAGTTCTCGGAGCCTGTCAACCGAGAGGCTCCCGTCAATGGATTGTCGCCCCATGCCATTATCCCATGCTGGTGTAAGCAGGCCACTCATTACACATTCAGACGGGATATAACAAGTGGTCGTCGTCTGCCGCGACGCGGGTTTCCACTTGATTGGCAACATGCTAATATGGTCGTGCCAGAGATAACACAGCCGTCGCCGGGCATAATCGGGCGTATCGTGGGATACTTTGGCAACCCGTCGCCGGGGTTAACGGGCGCCGGCCTGCCGCCAGGGCCTTAAACTTGGTGTGACCCGTCGCCGGGGGACTGACCGGGCGTTTCCCAACGTCCCATCAAATCCCCTGCGACAGGAGGCGATCATCGCCGACATGAATGTGACTCCGGCCAGAGCCGGACTGACTCCGACCATCTGGGACTCTGACTTCTTCTCGGAGTATATTCGGAAGAATCAGTTCGCCAGATACATGGGAACCACGATGGGTTCCATGATCCAGGTGCGCGAAGACCTGACCCGAAAACAGGGCGATACCGTGGTTTTCCCGACCGTTCGCCGCCTGATCGGCGCGGGTGTCACCGGAAACACCGTCCTTGAGGGCAACGAAGAAATATTGAATGCCCGCTCGTTGGGCCTTACGGTCTCCGCGTTCCGTCATGCCGTTGCCGTAACTGACTGGGACGAACAAAAATCGGTCATCGATCTCAGGGAAGCGGCGCGCGAGGCGCTGATGAACTGGGAGTTGGAGAAAATGCGGAGCGACATCATCACGAGCCTGGAAGCCGTCACGGCGGACGGCAGCGTGCAGATTTCCTACGCCGCCGCCACCGCCGCCCAGCGCAACTACTGGATGGTGAACAACGCCGATCGCGTCTTGTTCGGCAACAGCAAGGCCAACGCGGTCAGTGGCGTCATGGCGACAGCGCTTACGACCATCAACAACACCACGGGCAAGATGACGGCCGCGACCGTCACGCTGGCGAAACGCATCGCGCGGACCGCCTCACCACGCATCCGGCCCATTTCCGTCAACGATGACGAAGAATGGTTCGTGATGTTCATGCCTTCGTTGCCATTCAGAGACTTAATGCAGGATCCCGTGATCATCAACGCGATGCAATACGCATGGGATCGTGGCCGCGATAATCCGCTGTTCACCGCTGGAGATATTCTCTGGAACGGGGTCATCATCCGCGAAGTCCCGGAGATGCCGGTTCTCGCCGACGTGGGCGCGGGCGGCACCGTGGACGTGGCGATGTCCGCGCTGTGCGGCGCGCAGGCGATAGGTGTCGCGTGGGCGCAACGCATGAAAAGCACAACGAATACAAGGGATTACTCGTTTGTACATGGGGTCGGCCTGCAAGAAATGCGTGGCATTGGGAAGTTACGTTTCGGCGTCGATCCGACCGTGGACACCACGAAACCCGTCGATGCAGGTGTGGTCTCGGTGTTCACAAGTGCCGAACCGGATGCGTAACGAATAAGATGCTGTATCACACTCATGATTGTGTGTTAAATAACGAAAGCCAGTGGGCGCTTGCGGCCACCCTCTGGCTTTCTGACCACACCGAGCAGGATGAGTGCCCGAACATGACTGTTTCCTACATACCGTATAGCGGTGAAGTAATCACGCGCGCTGAAGCGATGGCGCGCGGACTGTCCCGATACTTCTGGGGGCCTGACAGCCCATGCCGTCGCCACGGTCACATCAGTGAACGAAGGACTGGCGACGGTAAGTGCATCGCGTGCTCCAGAGTGGAGGCGATGACACCAGAGGAAATCGCAGCGAAGCGGGCCAACAAGAAGGTCTGGGACGATACCCACCGCGAGCAGAAGAACGCCAGGGCAAAAGAGCGGTATGAGCTGACCAAAGCGACCGACCTGGGAAAGCTGAAAGCCAAATGGTCGCGTGACTATCATCGCAACCCAGCGCGAGCGATCGAGTTCACCAAACGCTGGCAGGCCGCCAACGCGGAGAAACTCGCGGCCTATCGCGAGGCGACCAAGGACATAAAGAAAGCCCGAGACACGATATGGAACAAGGCAAACGCGGATAAAAGACGAGCCTACGTCCAGGCGTATCGAGACCGTAATCCTGAGAAGATCAAGGAATATCGCAAGGAAAACCCCGAGGTCTATCGGGCCATAAAACTGCGATACCGGGCGTTGCTGGCAAGTGCCGAAGGGAACCATACGGCGGCGGAACTGAAGGCGCTGCACAAGGTTCAGAAGGGCAAGTGCGCTTACTGCCGTGAGCCACTGAAGAAGGGCTACCACGCCGACCACATCCAGCCGTTAAGCAAAGGCGGGTCGAACTGGATTTCCAACATTCAGCTTTGTTGTTCTGGCTGCAACGTGAGGAAACACGCCACCGACCCGATCCTCTACGCGCAACGCCTGGGCCGCCTCCTCTAACCCCGTAAGGAGTAAACCGACATGGCAACGAAACACGATGACGACGACAAGGACGACCGCAAGAAAGCCGCCGCCGAGCTGAAGCCAACAGCGGCGGCCACCGCCGCGCCCCCAGGCTCCGATATGTTCGGGCACACGCCGGAACAGCGGGAACTGATGGCGTCGAACTCCATCGGCGCGCAGATCATCCTCGATTACAACGGCGACGGCAGCCTCGGCGCTCGCGGTGGCGCGGGTGCGACCATTGAAGAAAACACGATGATCCGGGACGCGCACCTGATCGCCGTGGGCCTCGATCCGACCAATCCGTCAGGCCCGCCAACGGGCGAGCCGTGGGTTCCGCCCGAACCGCCGGCGAGCACCAGGCACTCGGTCTCGGGGCACGCCACGCGGATGTCCAGCCTCGCGGCGGGGATCATCGCCGAGCCTGACGACGTTCCGCCTCCACCGGCGGGCAGCGTGGCCGGGGCCGCTCGGTAGCAACGGCATAGCGGGAGGTCGTCTGATGACCACCGAGGACGACCTCGCCGCGCTGCTGCGAGAGCAGGGGTTGCTGATCCTGTCCCTACGCGGACGGATCGCTGAACTCGAAACGAAATGCGACGATGCGATCGCGAAGAACCTGCGTCTGGAAGCCCGCATCATGGAACTGGCGAGCGCGAACCACGTCCTACGCGGCCAACTGGAACGCTACGACGCGACCGACGATGAGGCGCCGCCATGACCGTTCCCGTTTCAACGCTCGCGCAACAAGCCCTCCGTCTGCTGGGCGTCCGCGTTGTGCCACTGGACGATTCACCGACGCTGACAGAAATGATCCCGGTCGCCACGATCGCGACGATGGCCCTGGTCGAATTGGGCGTCATCGCCTCGGACGAAACGCCCCTTGCCTCTGATCAGGCGTTGGCGCTGGACAAGGTGGCCTCGGTCCACGCGGCGCTCGACGCTCAGGGCGTCGTGTGGTGGGACGGCGCCGCCGTGCCGCGGGCATTCACCGAGGAATACACGAAACTCACGGCGGGGCAGGTGGCGTCCAGCTTCGGCAAGGCGTCCGACCCGGCGGCGCTCGCGTTGCTGGAGGCGCGCGTTCGCAAGGGCGCCATGGTGCTGTCGGCGGACGACAACGCCAACCAGGCCGTGATGGACGTTCACAATGATCTGGCGATGCGCGGGATCGCGCGTTGGTCGAGCCAGGATATCCCAGACGCGGTGGGCAACTCTTACGTCGTTCTCGCCGCCGATGCCCTCGCGCCGCTGTTCGAGCGGAAGACCGATCCGAAAGACGCGGCTCTGGCGATGGTCGCGATCTTTCGTTACGTTGCGCTACCGACGAGCGGCGAGCGCACAGTGGTGGATTACTTTTAGCGATGATGCACCCTCGCGAACTCCCCGAACAATCTGGTGGCGGCTGCTTCGTAGGCGGTCTTGGCTTCGTCGATTGTGTCGAAGGTGCCGATGTAGTTGCTCGAGCCTTTTCCGCCAGGGCCTACGAACACCATGAAAGTGCCTTGCCGGTTAATTTGGATACCCTTAACGCCGCTTATGTTGTTTTTGCGTCCAAAGCTATTGGCGCGGTTCTCAGACATGGTGGCCGCTCTGAGGTTCTCGATACGATTATTCAAAGGGTCGTGGTCAATGTGATCGATGATGTCGGGAACGGGTTCGCCGCGAACATACACCCACACAAGCCGATGCGCTTTGAAGATGGCCCCCTGAATGCCGATGTGCAGGTAAGCCAAACCCTTCATGGTCGGTCTGACGTATCCAGCGACCAAACCGGCATACCGGCTATTCCAGACAGCCCGCTTGTTGTTGTCGATGATCAGATCGGGCGAGCGGGGAAGCCAGATGAGATCGCCCGTCTCAGCGTCGTAGCGCAACAACTGGTGCAGCAACGCGCGAGATGGCAAGGTCTTGATAGCCATATGATCCTCCACGAAAGGGTCGTTCGGTCAGAGCGTCTGGGCCGTTTCCAGCGGTCCAGGCGTTCGCTCAAGTATAGCAGCGAAAACGCGCGGAGGATAGCATGAGCACTCGGCTCAAGTACGGCTATCCATCAGTCACGGGCGCGACGGTAACAACTCCGTCGGCTGAATACAGGTTACAGTATTCGGATTTCCCCGGCACCGCTGTTGGCCCACCCGATCCGGCGCGGTGGATTGGGCCACCGGGACCGCCGGGGCCTGCCGGGCCACCCGGAACCGGCGAACCCGGACCGCCCGGACCGGCTGGTGCTGATGGTGAGGATGGTGCTACAGGCCCGGCCAGCACCGTTCCCGGACCCGCCGGCCCGCCAGGAACTACGACCTTCTCCGGCCTCACTGGTTCCGCCACGTTCGCGCAACTCCCGCCCAGCGTTCAGTCCATCCCCATCACATTCGCGTTCGCTGGTAAGCCCGCCACGGGCGCCATCGCCAACGCGCCCGTGAGTATGGCCGTCACGGTTCCGTCAGCACTGGTTGGGGCGACGGTTTATTGCAGCACGAAAACGACTGTTAACGCCGGGTTCGTCATCAACAGAATTAGCGGAGGCTCGACCATCACACCGATCGGTACAGTCACCGTCACCAGCGCATCGAACGTCAGCGCGACATTATCAGGCGCGGGCGCGACGATGGCTGTCGGTGACGTGTTGCAGTGTGTCGCTCCGGGAACGCAGGACGCGACTTTGTCGGATCTGGGCATCACTATCCTGGCGGCGAGGACGTAACGCATGTTCGTCTTCGGCGATTCTTACGATTGCTACGCCACGCTGAGTGACGCAGGCGCGGGCTATTGGGACAGCCTCACCCTCGGAACGAACTCCCTCGTGGCGGGACGGTTCGCCGGTGGTCAGGCTGTCAATTCCGCATCCGGCACCGGCTTCATGACAAAGACCAGCGGCGTCAACGACGCGGTGCATCACGTCAGTATAGCGTTCCGCCAGACCCAGGCACTGACCGGCACGACCTCCGGGCTTTACCTCCAGCTTCAGGAAACCGCGACGGGGCAGGTGTGCATCATCTTCCGTAGTGACGGCACGATTTTGCTGACCTCGGGCACCACGGGCGGCACGACGTTGGCGACCTACGCTGGCGCGGTGACGGCACAAAATACGTGGTTTCAGTTCGAGTTCGAGGTCGTCATCAACAACACCACCGGACGGTTTCGCGCTCGCAAGAACGGCAACACCGTGGATGACTTTGACAGCGGCAACGTGAACACGCGGGGCGGCACGGCCAACAACTACGCGAACAAGCTCGTGATCGGTTCGGTTCTGTCTTACACCGCCAATTTCGATGATCTCCTCTGGCGCTCCGACGCGTCGAGCGTGCCGTGGGTCGGCGATATCCGCGCGTATACCAGAATGCCCGCGTCGGACGCGGCGGTGCAGTTCGCGCGGTCGCCCGCGTCTTACTTCGCGCAGACCAGCGCATCGACAACCGGAACCGCCGCCGCGTCGGCGAACAATCTTCGGGCCACCAGCGTCACTTCCCCTCAAACCGGCACGCTCGTCAGCCTCTCTTTCAACTTTTTCGCTGGAATAACCGGACGCGCGAAGATGGCGGTTTACGATGCCAGCGGCGGCGGGGGCCTCGCGGGTAATCTTTTGGCATCATCGGTTGAACTGACCAATCCAGGCGTGGGCGTCAATGTATTCACTGTTTCCGGCGGTCTGACCGTGACACGCGGCACGGTCTATTGGGTAGCGCTATGGTCGGATGTGTCGATCACTGGGATTGGTCCTACCAGCGGTAGCATAACGAATACGTTCGCGGCGAGCTATACGACATCGTTCCCGGCATCAATGGTTGGCGCGAGTAATACGTCCGTTGGCGGCATGGGTTCGCAGGGCATGAACATCACGCCCACGAACGCGACACTGATCAACGAAACCCTCCAGGACGGCGCCACGTCCTACGTCTACGACGCCACCGTCAACGACGCGGACTTCTACACCATCGCCGCCCTCGCCAGCACGCCCGCGACCGTCGTCGCCGTCACCACGCGCGGTTTCATTCAGAAGTCGGACGCGGGAACACGCGGCGCGGCGGTGCAACTGAAGTCAGGCGCGACGACAGTGACCAGCACGCCAACGCTGCTGAGTTCATCGTTCGGATGGCTGTGGAGGACGGACCTGACCGACCCGGCGACAGGGGCGGCGTGGACGGCGGCGGCGGTCAATAACGTGACCATAGGGCCGAAAGTAACGGCATGACGGACGTTCGCCTCACACAGCAACTTGTAGAAGAATGGGCAGGCGCGAACCCCGACGTTCGGGCCACGCAGGTCAGTCTGGAAATGTGGGCCTCGGTGCAGACCGTCAGCGGGCAGGTCGTTGTCAGTCAGATGCTCGTCGAGGAGTGGGCCTCGGTCGATGTGCCCGCCGTGCCGTCCGGCGATATCCGCGTCATGGTGCTGGCATGACCGGGATCGAGGCACTCAGCGGCGTCAGTGAGAAACTGGTCAAGGCATTGCCTCCCGCCATGGCGACGCTCGTTGTGCTCAACATTCTGTTTCTCGCTGTCGCCATCTACAACACTCGTGCGCGTAACGAAGTGCTTACCAAGATCATCGACAGATGTCTGGAGATGCCGAACCGATGACAGCTTTCGCCCTCACCCTGCCGCTCGATCGCGTCTCGCCCATCCGCGTGCCAACGCGCGACCTCGTGCTGGGCGGCACGGATAGCGTGACGCTCAACGTCTCGATCGTCGATCGCGACAGCCCCGACGCGCTGCCCATTGAACTCTCCGGCGGCCTCGGCGGGCCAACCGTCTCACTATTCGTCTGGCCCGACCACCGGGGCGGCTACGGCCCGCACTTCGGCGGGTGGGGGTCTGGCGATGACTACGGCTGGGGTCATTGGCACAACGGCGGCGTGGCGGGGCCTGGGACGGTGCTGTGGTCCGCCACGGGTGTCATCCTCGATATGACCACCGGCACGTTCCAAATCCGCGTCCCGCCTGGCACGATGGGCTGCTGGCCGCGGCGGTGCCGCTGGGCGATCTACTTCGATGAAGACGCCGGCGGCACGGCGGAACTGCTCGCCGAGGGGCATATCCACGTTCGCTCGATGGTTTCACGAGGGGGAGCGCCGGTTATCATGCTGACCGACACCAACCCCGCGGTGCTGACCGATCCGGTGACCGGGGTCATCTACCTCGGCGGCGCGCCGATCCCGTCGTCCGGCTCTGGCGGCTCTGGCGGCCTGCCGATCGCCAGCACGACGGTGCTGGGCGGCATCAAGGTCGATGGCGAAATGACCATGACCGACCCGGCGACGGGACTGCTGACCACAATCGCGCGGCTGGGGTGAAACCATGAGCATCACGACAGGAACATTTCCGGGCGTCCGCATCGTCGATATGCCCGACCTAGGCGTGGTCAACGACACGTCATCCGTTGTCGGCGAGCGGGCGGGATCGGGCCGGTTCAACGCTCCGGCGCTCAAGACCTACGCGAACAACTACACCGCGCCGGGGACGGGGGGCGTCACCCGATCCACCTTCGCCAAACTCGGCGAATGGGTCTCGGTCAAGGACTACGGGGCTGTCGGCGACGGCACGGCCGACGACACCGCCGCGATTCAGGCGGCGATTAATTACGTCCAGAGCTTGCCCACGGCGGGCACGGTGCTGGTCCCCGCCGGACGCTACAAGACCACCAACACGTTAACGATCAGCGTCCAGGGCGTCAGTTTGCTAGGCATGGGTCGCAGCGCCTCGATCATTGCTCCGGTCGCTGGTTCAGCCTTCCATTGGCTCCGGATCGAATCGACCGTCGCTCTGTCCTACGTCTCGATCGCCAGCCTGGGGTTTGTCCCCGCCGGGCCGCAGGTCGAGGGATGGGCCGGCATCCTCCAGGTCGGGACCGCCGCCGTCATCACCTATGACGACATTCAGCTTTCCGGCGCGAACATTGGGTTCCTCGTTCATGCCGGCGACGCTGGCAGCGTAAGCCGCTGGACGGACTTTTATATTTCGGAGTGTGCCAAAGCGGCCATGTGGATCGGCCTGCCCGGCGGCACGGAAGTCACCGGGTTTACCGCGCGCGATGGCGATATAGCGCAATGCGATCTTGGCATCGTCCTGGCGAACTGCTCGGGCGTCTATCTCAGCACGTTGGACATCATCCTGTGCAGGGTCGCCGTTATTATGTCGCCGGGGGACGGAGACTTCGTGCGCTTCGTATTCTGCGACATGGTGCAAGGCGACAGTTCGACGGCGGATAACTGGTATTTCCGCACGACCGGAACCGGCACCATCAGCAACGTCGTTTGTAATAACTGTTGGGCGAGCGGCGGCAACAGCAACGGCGTGCATGTCGATACCAGCGTAAACCTCGACGGGTTTACCTGGGCCAATGGTCACGTGCTGAACAATTACGCGCACGGTATGTTGCTTGACTCCGGGACCAACCTGGCAGTGACGGGCACGCAGGTATGTAAGCCCGCCGGGCGTTTTCGCGGACGGCATCGCGATCGGCCCTGGCGTCTCCGGGTTTCGCATCATCGGCAATACCTGCGGCACGGGTGGGTGGAATCGTCAGGCGGGAGGCCCCAACCGCCAGCAGTTCGGGATCTCGGTCAGCGACGGCGCGAGCGATCATTACGTCGTCATGGGGAATGTCTGTAGTGGCAATGTTTTGGGCGGCACACACGACGGCGGCACGGGGACGAATAAGAGCGTGACGGGCAACGTGGTGTAGAGCCGATGTCCGATACACTCGAAGCACTATCGACGGCGCTCAAGCCCGAGAAGGGGATGCGGCGGATTCCGTTTCCGACCGAAATATACGAGCACCCGTCGCTGCCGCTGTCCGCCAAGAAGTTGCTGAACCTCATGGTCGAGCAGGCGCCGAAGGACGCGCGCACCGAGACGCCGCTGGTCTCCACGCCGGGATTGCTGGGTTATGTCACCGTTGGCGCCGGCCCGATCCTGGCGATGAATGACGAGATGCCCGGCGCGATTTACGTCGTGAGCGGCACGAAATTCTATCGTGTCACGTTCACCGCCGGCACGGTATTCACGGCGGCCACGCCGCTCGCCACGCCGATTGTCACACTGCTCGGCGATGTCGGCACGGCGGACGCGGGCACGTCGCCCTGGAACAGCTTTTGCACCAT